TTTTTGACTACTTGAAATACCTTTTTTCCTTCTAAGATTATCTTATCATTAACAAAGCCAACATTCATACCGTCCAGAATCCCCTTGAAAATTCCGACATCATATTGCCTACTGTTATATCCAACAAAAATATTATTTGAGTTCTGTTTATAAAATTCCATTAATTTATTTTTATCATTTACAATTACAACCTCATCAGTCCAATCATTGTAAGTTATAAACGTTACACAAAACCAATTTATTTTTGAATATACTTCAAAGTCATAACAATAGATTTTAAAATTTCTATCTATATATTTTCACCTCCTACCCAAAAACGAATCCTTGTGTATGATCCGATTTTTCAAAAATCATATCTTCTATTATTACCTGTGGACATTTACCATTTCTTGTATCAAGTGAAAACCTACCAACCACATCGAATTTTACATTGTCACCAACTGACAATATTTCTTTATATAACTTTGCTAAAGAACTAGCTTTTGTTTGCTTTGTAAATTTGATGTTGTGATATGTGAATTCAATTTTGTTCTGTTTAGAACCAATTAAATTGATGTTGTATTTATTACAAGGAATATTCTTTATTAAGAAAATAGGCTCTGAGACTGTATTACCCCAAACGTAGTCGTACTTTGCTACATTTTTTATAATTTGGTCATGTAATTGAGAAGCATCATATACGTTGTAAACATAGTAAGTAGTTTCGTCTATCTTTCTCATAGTTGATAACATTTGGAACAACTTATTTGTATTTTCAAATGAAATCTCACATCCAAATGCCCCAGGATGTCCATCTACTTTTGTAAACAATCCAGTATCTTTGCACCATTGATTAAAATCTCTAATTTCACATTTTTCATATCCTCTACCACTTCCCTTGCATATATCCCCTTTTCTTCTCATAAGCAAACAAGGTCTTTGATATTGGTCTGCTAATCTATTCGCAATAAGACCAGTTGAGTTACTATCAACATCATCCCTTGCGTTACATACAAGAATTGGTAATTTATCCATACCAAACTTCTCAATTTCTTTTGAAAGTATAGAAGCACTTTCTTCCGTCATCTTTTTTTGCTTTCTATTAGATGACTCACACGCTTTCAGAATGTATTCTTGAATTGTCATTTCAACAATTCCTTTACCTCTTACTTTTCTCTCCAACATTCTGTCAGAGTTAATAAGTGCCTCAAACATGTATCTCTTATCTTCGAGTTCTCCCAATCGAATGAGTGAATTTATCAACGGACACACATAAAAACCAACACCATTTATGGTAATTTTGTAGTCCATAGAATACATTTGAGCATCTACCAATGTCCTAATTAACTTATTCTTATTGGTTTTATTTCTAATCTGATTCAATCCCTCTAAAATCAGATATCTTGTCTGTAAGTTCATGGTATCTGCTCTATCGCCTATCATTCCTAAAGCAACCAAATCAAGGTAATCATCTGCATAATCGACACCATAATACCGATCAAGCAATTTAGTGAATTTGTATGTAATACCAACACCTGTCATAGCCTTATCGCTTACTCTATCAGACAATTGGTTGTTTACTACTATCGCTGGATTTCCTTCATCTGAAATGGAGTGATGGTCTAAAATAATCACATCTTTACCACTTCCTATAATCTTCGCACATTCATCAATATCACCTGTTCCTGCATCTGGAACAATCACTAATTGAGAATCATCCAAACAAATTTCTTCTACAAATTCATCCAATCCGTGAGATTTTCCTTTATGTACAAAATATCGTATTTGAATAGATGGTTTAATTCTTTTGATGTACTGATAAATGTTTGCTCCTGATGTATTCCCATCTACATCGCAATCAACTACTAAATCAATTACACTGTTCTTTTCTATATGCTTAACTAAAATATCTCTTGCTTTTTCTATATTATCGAATAACAATTCACTTTCTGTATTTTTAACAGTTGGATTTAGGAAGGAGTTAAAATCAGTAATACCTTTTAATTTCAAAATATCTTCAAGCTCATTCCCAAATCTTACCTGACCTAATACTTCATATTTAAAGCTCAATTAATCTCTCCTTCCTAATCATTTGTTCCAACATATATCTTGTTATCCATTAATCTTAATAATGTTTCCTTACCTTTATCAGTTGGAGAATCCTTATAATCAAGTAATCCATTTACATCCCAAAGAACCGTTACGATTACATATGCGGATAATTTATCAATGATTTTATCTTTTATATGTTTAGCCCATTTTTTACATTCTTCTGAGTCCAAAGTTTCATATTGCTTATCCAATGCAATTATTACTTCTCTTACGCCAAGCATTAATATCAAACCTCTTTGATAATCAGTAAGATTATTTCCACATAATGCAACTGTAAAATTATCTTTCCCAAACATCGTGTCTGTTTGGAATACTGATTTTTCTGCCTCAACCAACATGATTTTTCTTTTTTCCTGAATTGCCTTGATGTTATAGTTTAATCCAAATAAATTTTGTCCAAGTGAATGATTATAAAATCTTCTGCCAATCTTAAAAGGGGTATATTTACCAAACAACTCTATGTCTTCGTCTACTAAGGAACGTCCTCTTACTCCTATCAATTGATTGTTTATATCAAAATGCGGAATAATTATTTTTTGTTGCCATGTAGAATACATAATATTGTATTTCTCCATAGTTTTAATTGATATTCCTTCCTTAATCCAATCCAGAGTGTACAATTTTTGAAATATTCGTAGAATACTTTTGTCATATGGAATTAAAGGTTTAGTTTCTATTTCTTTTTTTGTTGTCCGTTTATACTTTCTGATAAACTCCCAATCTGATATTTGTTCTGACTTTCCAAATCCATATTCACAATTATCAATATTCAGTTTTATACATATCCAGTTAATTGCTTTCTGAAATTCTTCCTGTTCATAACCTTTATATCCCATGACAACCCCGATAATATCCATCTGCCCACATTCCGTATAGCAATGAAAACTCTCTGAGTCTTTGTAATAATACAATTTAGGTTTTGTTCCATGATGACATATGGTATCAGTAATCCACATATCATCATCTTCGTAATAGAAAGTTGCCCCCATTTCAGTAAGCAACTTTCTAATATCTTCTTCCGATAACTTCTCCTTCAATTCCTGGGCGGTCATATAAGTACCTCCCTATACTGTAGTATTTGATGATTTTGATAATTCAATTGCTAATTCTGATCCAGATATCTCTTCATCGCCTTCAATCATATGTACCTCGCCAACATCATCAAAAGAAAAATTAATGATTGTCTTTTCTATATCTGGAATCAATTGATAACTATAGTCTGTTACAAAGCAATCGCTTTCTCTCATGGTTCCAAGATTCAATTTTGTCCATATTACAATTATCTTCCATTTCCCACCACGATTTTTAAAAATGTAATATGCCATATTAGGAACTAATGTCCCAAACTTTCCTTCTGATTCTAATATTGGTTTTAGTTTTTTAAGGTCTTTTTGTGTAACAGGTAACGCAAGAATACCGCCATCTGCTTTTTCTATAATCGCTTTTGAACCCTTTAATGCTCCAGCATCCTTGTTATTTTCATCTTTATAGGTATCATTTAGCTGTGTTGCAGAGCCAAGATATATATTAAATTTATTTGCTATGGATTTTAATGAAGCACTGAACAAAAAGAGAATTTGATGGGTTGCTAATCTAGTGTGTGTTTTATTGTAATAATACTCATATAAAGATGGTGAATCATTTATATAATCAAAGAAACACGCATAAATTCCATAATTGATAATGTATCTTTCTATAGTCTCTGTTATCAAATCTATTGTGAAATCCGGCATATACTCAATGTAATATTCATATCCTTCAATGTATTCTGCCGACTTATCTAAAACTTGTTCCTCTTCTTTGGTTATGTTATCCCATGTTTCAATTCTTTCCTGATCTATTCCACTGACATGAGCAAGAATAATATCCTGAATTTCTTCTTTCTCCAATTCTGTAGATATAAATAAAACCTTCTGTGCCTCACCAGTAGAAATCCATTCATGCTTGTTCCAATCATAAATTCTGTCTGATACCATATTGCATCCATCTGCAAGAGAACTTCTTGATTTACCGCCACCACTTATAGAACTTCTGATAATAAACTTCTTACGTCTCATACCTCTGTATACAGTTGTAAGATACCCAGATTGGAACGGATAACCATATGTATTTTCTTGTTCTTTATGTTCTTTTAATCTGTCTTTTATTCCATCTCCAACTTTAAATGCATAATTGTCTCCGAATACATTTTTCCACATAGATTTAAAGTCTAAAAATCTGTTTGTAAATGCATTTAATACATCAGAACTGGTTAATTCATTGAATTTCTCAATCTTATCTTCGTCTGACTCATCATAAATAAAGGTAATATCCATTTTAAGTTCTTCAGATGCATTTCTAATAATTGAATATTTTCGTACATCATCGTGGTATTTACCGATGTTCATCAACTTGTCAGAAGCCATAGAGATTGCTTCTTCTATATAATCCCAACCATTATTATTTTTCCACAGAGAGGTTGCTGTTGTTATTTGAGCTATCTCATTTTCTATATCAAGGGAAGAAATCTTTTCAATGTTTCCTTTTTTTGCAATATTTGCTAATGCTCCCCATATCATCTTATGAAAATTTTCCGGATAATCATTTGCATTCGTTACATACTTTTCATCTAATATAAATCTTGGATTAATGCAATAACATCCAAATAATAGAAATATTGCTTTTTTATCTACCTGCTGACTGAAATTAATTTGTTTCACCACCTTCCAATAGACTTTCTAAATTAACAAGTGATGAACAACTTGTATTTATACGATTTACATTATTTCGTTTTACTACTTTAGTCTTAATCTCTACATCTTTTAGTTGTTCCATTTGATTTTTGATTTGTTCCTGCTGAGAATAATAATCGCTTGCCTCTTTATAAAAATGTTTAATCAAGGCAACTCCATATTTTTCAATCAATTGCTTTCCCAAAATTTCTTTGCAATACCATAAAGTATATGTCATTGCAGCATATGACCAACCAAAATCTGTTCGCATATCTTTTATCTGTTTCAACATAAATCCAGTAGGCCGTTCGATTTCATAATTTATACATATAAACTCTATTAACTGCTTATATTCATCACTTTCCCGTAAAATCTTCTGATAACATTCTTCACAATATGATTTAGAGGCATGAATATGTTTTTCTTCTGGTTGTAATTTTTTACCACAATTTTTACATGTTGATAATCTAGCCATATACACCCACTTTATATAAAGGGAGGGTAACCTCCCTCCTAATTCCTTAATTTGTTTTAATGTTGAACTTTTTAACGAGTTCTTCTAGTTCCATGACAATAACTTTTGTCAAATCAAGCTGCGTGTCTCTCAGAGTATCAAACATCTTAACATTTCCATTATCATCTAGTCCAAGATTCTTCTGTAATACCGCTGTCGCCTCAGCTAAATGACCGTTAGATGCTAGTAATCCACCCAATTCAATGCCTTTTGCCTTGATGAACTCAAAATCTTCGACTGGTACAGTCTTATCAATAGTCTTCTCTTTCGTTGTAAAATCCCCACCTAAATCTTCAACTGCCTTAATCCACACATTCTTTAAATCTTTCACGTTTACTTTTTCTGGTAATCCAAATGTGTCTTTAAGATCCGGATATTTGTCAGATTTCTTGAAAGTAATAAATCTTTCTCCCTTTGCATCAGCATACATATATCCAACTAAGAAAGCCGCTTCTCGACAATAAGAAAATGTATTCTTATTTAATTTGAGCGAATCGCTCTCTTTCTTTGTATCAAAATCCTTAGCATGACTAGACTGAGCAATAAAATGAACTGTATATCCAAGACTCTGAATCACGCCAATATTTCTCAATGCACTCTTAAATCGTAATGATCCTTCTCCATATCCACCAACATCTTTTAGAATTTCAGCGTCTCTATTTTCCAATACATATCTCTCGCAAAATTCTTCATACTTATCCAAGGTATCAATTACAATACAAGAGAATTTTTCTTTCAATGCTGGATTTTTCAACTGTCCAATAACTGATTTAAAATCAGACATTGTATCAATCTTGACTGCCATAATACCAGGGATATTCTGAAATCTATCTTCAAATTCTAAAAAGAATGGTTCTTTATCAGGAACTAATTCTTTTAAAAATTTCATGAGTGTAGTGGTCTTTCCAACACCAGTATCTCCCATAAGAACTGTTGAATATTGTGTTAAATCTACAGATACCTTATTTGGTGCTAAATCTAATAAATTTCCAATCATAAATTATGTACTTTCTCCTTTATATTCATTTTTATAGTTACCTATCTGAGCTATCTCAGATAGGATTTGTTTATTATTAGTGCTGTGCAAATGGATTATATGTAGTCTGAGGAGCGGGTGTACTTGTGTTTTTTACAAATCCTTCTGCTGTTTCAGTACCACTTGTACTTCCACTCTTAATTTCTGCCAACTTAGCTTTTCTCTTTGATTTCAGTGCATCTACAACTTCTTGAGTAAGTTCGTGTTCAAAAATTGTACTAACTGCTGTACCAGACTTGATTTCATTCTTACGAATATAACTTCTTACTTCTTTTTCGATATCTGTACCAAATGCTGCCTTTTCTACCTGCTTAGTAATTTCAACAGAATTGATTACAGTTCCTACCAATTTTGTAAAAGCACCTTCATAGTAACCAGCCTGTCTAAATGCACTAGCCATAGACTTATCGACCAGCATTTTCACAGGAATAAACTTGTCTGCTGTATAAACAGCATCTTTACCAAACCCATCTGCTATCTGTCCAATTGCATCCATAACTACTACCAGATTTCCAGTAGGAACATTCTTAACTACTTCATCTTCGATCTTCTCAATAATTCCTTCTACTTCAAATTTTGCTTCCAGAACTGTAGAATCATAATCTTTTAGTTCTACCTTATTGATAAATCTTGCAGAAATAGTATTTGTGGAAACTACATTCCCGTCATTTCCCTTAAAATCATTATCTATGAACATTCCATCAGTAATAGAAATAATGTCCGGGTTCTCCCCCTCTGAGCAATGTTCAATATCTTTCAGATTATCTTTTGCATCCATATACTTCTGATAGAAATAACTTTCTTCTGATGTAAAGTTCTTCTTCTCATCCTTTTTGTACTTATAAGCAAAGAACCTAATCTCATGTTCACTATTATCAGCAGTCCTTAAAATAAGACTTCCACCAATAGCATCCTCACCCTTTTTAGTCTGAAATTCCTCAATAGCATTCTTGACCAATTTACCTGTTACTGTTACTCTGTTTGTTAGTTCTTTCAATTAAATGTCCTCCTGTAAAATAAAATTATTGAAATATTTCTTACCATATATAATTTCAACAGCCCTTTCGGAACTGGAACATAGGATTAAATCTATATAAAAATCTATCCAATGAAACAGCTATTTTATAGTTAAATTCATACTGGCTGTTTCCTCTTTCAGTGGTTACTATTAATCCTTCGATTGTGAAGTTTATTCGCCACCTTGTCCTTACTGGACATTTAACTGTCATGCACAAGGCAGCACCAATTTTTGCGTGAATTTAACCATGGGTGAGCTGTATCGCACCCAAAACGAATATGATGAAGTTGTAAAACGGAAATAATTTTAATGAACTTGTGTTGTATGTATTTACTTAATACTTCTCTGTTTATCAGTACGCCAATACCGATTAGGCAAATCATTTCAACTCAGTTATATCATATTTAACTGTACCATTATCATAAGTAAGAATTTCTAAAGTTCCCATTGTTGTTTTCCCGACTTTATCTTTATATTTGTTATATGTATCACTTC